ATAAGCATAAATTATTTGCTTTCTTTCTTCGTTTTCTTCCATTGATGTTATTATCGTTTTTAAATTATTAATTATATCTACTTCTCCAAATAAATTAAACATTACTTTCACTTCCTTTGTTTAATAAAACTCCTAATTTATTTATATATAAACTAATACCAAATAGTAAACATTCTACACAATCCCATTGTTTAGGGCAATTTTTAAATTTACTCATTTCTTCATAACTTAAACCAAAACATCTACCGTTATTATCATTTACTTCAAATCCCCAAATTTCTTCTGTATCTCCATCTTCCGTTTCTTTTTGGCCATATTCATATCCATAATAAAATCCTATATTAGTGCAAGTTAATACTGCATAATCATCATTTATTGCTACATCATTCATTATTCTTCACTTCCTTTGTTTAATATGTTTAATAAATCATTAGGTCTTGGAAAATAATATTGATTATGTTCTACCCACTCTATAGCTTCTTTTCTTATGTTTTCTAATTGCTCAAGTCTATTTAAACATTTTCTAAATGATATTTTGCTTTCTTGTTTTCCTTGAAATATGCAACTTTGAGTTATACTATCTGCTTTTTCTAATTCTTTTTGATATTTATTTACTTCTTTTTCTAATTGATGATTTTCTTTTCTTAGCATATCAATTTTTCTTTTGTTTTCGTTAACAATTCTAAAATGTTCCATATTTTGTTCAGGGTTGCTCATCTTTAAATATTCATTTTCTTTTTCTAATTGTTTTACTTTTTGTTGTAAATCTTTTATTTTAAAATACATTGCATCTACCATACTATGATGTAAAAATCCAGTTGCTAATTCTTCATATATTTCTTTAGTAGAATACATTCCTATTTTTTCTTCACTCATATTTACTTATTCCTCCTTTTTCATTTCTTTTAAAACATTTCTCATGTATTCTTCTATTAATGATGATACACTTTTATTAATCATTATTGCATATATTTGAAAATCTTTGTAAGTCTTTTCGTCAATGTTAACCGCCCTTATTATTTTTTTTGCCTCATTATTTTTATTTGTTAATACTACTCCCATTTCACATTATCCCTCCAAACTTATTTTTTCTATTCTATCTTTTGCTATGTTAAAGTATTTCTCATCTAGTTCTATTCCTATGAAGTTTCTATTTGTGTTTATACAAGCAACTCCTGCACTTCCTGAACCCATACAATTATCTAATACTGTTTCACCCTCATTTGTATATGTTTTAATTAAGTATTCCAATAACGCAACTGGCTTTTGTGTTGGGTGTAAGTAGTTTTTATCTCTATCGAAAGTAATAATAGATTTAGGATAATTAGAATATTTTGGTATATACTCGTCACATTTGCACCCGCTATTTGTCAAATACTTACCTTTGTTACCACGGGCTGGTCTTTTTTTAGTATTTTCTATTACACCTTGTGGAAAGTAAGTTATCTTATTTTTAGCTCGTGGGTAAGTTGCTCCTTTACTAAAAACACTAATAATTTCGTGTGATTTCAAAGGCATAACGTTCGCTAATTGAAAACCTGTACTATTATGTTTCTGCCACACCCAATCGTACTTAAACATCTTAATGTTACTCAATCTTAAATAACTACTAAATGGTTCACTACCAAACAATACAATAGCACCGTTATCTTTAATAATTCTATTGTATTGTTCCCATAATGGCTCAAAAGGTATAACCACGTCCCATTTACAAGCGGTTGTTCCATAAGGCAAATCGCATAAAATCATATCTATACTTTCATCTGGTATATCTTTCATTAATTCTAAACAATCGCCTTTTCTTAAATCAATCATAAACAACCTCCAAACTTATCTTCTATCTTTTTGAGTAAATACATTATTACTCACCACTTTCTTTTAAAATATCTATAACTTTATTACAATCTCCTTCAAGCATTATATAATATCCATCATAATTTTGAATTTTATTTTTTTCTATGTATTCAATAGCCTTATCAATTCGGTTTTGTAAATCTTCTGCATAATATTCTTCATATTCAATTTCATTATCATCTAAAAAATCAACTACATCTTGCAATTTGCTTGTTGTTATATTTGGTAATTTTATATAACTTATTTTTTCATTCATCTTACTCACCCTTTTCCAATTTTTCAATTAAATATTCTATAAAATTACTTGCACTTCTGTTTTCTTTCTTTGCAAGTTCTTGTAATTTTTTCCAAACTGATTCTTCAATGTTTATACTTCTAATTACTTTCATTTATTTCACCTCTTTCTTTTGTTTTATTTCAACTTTAATATTTTCTGTTTGTGATTGAAGCCTAATTGTTTTACCACCTTTATCAATAAATTCTAACAATTTTTCCATTTCTTTATCAGTAATTTGAATTATCATATTCCTATTCACCTCTTTCTAATTCTTCAACTAATTCTCTTGACCAATTATCTTTACTTACATAAGTCCAAACATTACATATTTTTGAATATTCATAATATTTAACTTCGTAATAATTCTCTTTTTCTTCACAAATCCACTTTCTATCGTTTTTAACTATTTCTTTTTTCATCTTTTTCCCTCATTTCTTAATATAATTATATAACATTTATATAACATTGTCAACAAAAAAAGAAAGATTTTACTCTTTCTTATTCTCCTTCTTCAATATTGTCTAATTTATAACTATCTTCTTCATTTACTAAAGCAAGTTCTTTCTTTGCCTCTTCTTCACTCATTCCATAGAATTTCATTAAATAACCCACTTTGCTTCTTAGCCCCATAGACATCTCGTTTCTATATTCTTCTTTTTGGTCTTCTTCGCTATTTAAGAACCCATCTTTGTCAACTAAATTAATTGTATCATTTTCATCTACATTTTCATTAAAGAATAATCTTCCAATCATTAAAATACTTCTAATAATTCCAACAGTATATTTATTTAAAGCCGAACGGTGTTTTTTAGCATTTCCAACTAAGTCTTTGTTATCTAATATAGCCTGTGTTGCTGTAACAACTCCACCCTGTTCAAACTTATAATAAGCCTTCCCTAGCCCACTTTTGAAAGCAAGTATATTAAGTGCCAAGTTCAACCCGTTTTCGTTCTCAGTTTCCCTTAAATCAGGATTATATTCATGTACTAGTGTTTCAGCATCAACATCAACGTCATCTCCGACAATTTGGAATTGTTGTTTAGTAATATCGTCAGGATAGATTGGAACTTCTTGAACTACAACTTCGCCAGTTTCTTTGTCTGTATATGTTTGCGTATAATATTTCGTTAATTTCTTATTGTAAAATACTTTTTTGCCACCCAAATAAAAGTCTTTCATGAAATTGTTATAAACAATATCTACACCTTGTAATTGGTCTATTGCGTTTGCATAAACACTAATACCAAGTCCATTGTTTTCTTTAATATTATTTACTACTCTAGGCATTAATAAACTGAATAAAGGTATTGTAGAGCCTGTTTCATATTCTTTAACTACTCCTGCATTTTCAATTTCATTACCTTGCTCATCAATGTATTTGTTTTGTATATGATATCCGCCTTTTTTAAGTTCGTGAATTTCTATGTAAAAAGCATTCTTACCATTTATTGTACTTTTTGAAACAAAAGCAACATCAGTTATTACACCATCAATTATTTTTAAAGGTATTATTTGACTAGCATTTACACTAACTAAATTCAAAGTAGTATTTTCATCAGCAACTATCTTTTTATTAACTATTTTAGCATTTTTAATTCTTATAATAGTTCCACAAGTACCACTCCAAAAAGCAGTCTCAATATTATCTGGTATTTTATCATTAAATTCTAACTTTTCAAGCCACTTGTCAATAAATGCTTGATTTCGTTCGTTTTTACAAACTATTCCATCTCTTTCAGTATAAAGAATACTGCTCCAGTCCTCACATAGCCTTTTAGCCATACCTAATTTATATAATTCTCTTTTATCTCCATTTTGGTCATGGTATTCGTGAAATTTTGGTACAAAGTTTTCATACCACTCTTTCCATAATTCAATATAGCCATAATAACTTGTACTAGGATTATAACCTAGTGTTCCTAAATATTTAATTACAACATTATTACTATCCATTTTTATCCTCCTAAATAAATTCCCAATGGTAACCACCAGCAGTTTTTCTCTTTTTATTACATACACTTGATATATTTTTATAAGATATATCAGTTTTATTACTTGCTTCTCTTGCCGAATAATACATTGTATTAGTTTCCACACATAAAACAGGTTTGCTTATCTTTTTTCTTGTTGCAATTGTGACTTCGTGACCTCTTAAAGCATTAGATATTTTCGTTTTCATTTCGTCAGTTATAATTACTTTTTGTCCTTTATGTGATTCACTTAATTTTTTTCTATGTTCTTTACTTAATTTTTTCCCTTTCCAAACTCCTGGATGATAACATTTTCCTTTATGAGCGTTACTTATTTTCTTTTTAGTTTTTTCACTAACACTGCCAACGCAATTGCCACCATTTGCAACATTATAGCCATGTTCTTTTTGGTTAGATTTATAAAAAGCAATCAATTCAATTTCTTTTTGTTCTGCCTCTTCCTTTGTTAAATCAGTATATAATATTTCGTGCTTTACATTATCCCAACCATATTTTTCAATGGCTTTCCATACAAACTGGCATTGCTTATAACCATATCCATTTTTCCATCTTTGATTTAATTCTTGTTGTGTTATACCAATATAAACTTTTTTATTTGGGAAAATATGCATATATACTTTATAATTTTTATTCATTCTGACCTCCATTGACCATAAATTATTAAGGGAAGATAGGTCAATTTATCTTTTCAATGAGTTAATTACTCTCATCTATCCCTCACTTATATTATAACATATTGTTCGTTTTTAGTAAAACCTTATACCAGTTTTCAATACTATAATTACAAGCATCGTATGTATCTACATCGCTAGTGCCATCGTCTAAAACCTTATCATCATCACTATCAGGGTCTTGCACTGCTTCTTGTAATGATTTAATTATTACTTTTGTATCATTTTCAACAAACTTAATCTTACCAACCATCATAAGCATATTTATAGCATAAATACGACTTGAAATAGGTGTTTTAATACTATTTTTAATTGGTATATGTAAATGTAATTCATCAAGTGCCTCTTGTAAAGCACTTATAAGTATCTGCTCGGCACAATCAGCCCATATATAGTCTATATGTCCATACTTCTCAATAACATACAAAATATGCTCTTTAAATGCCTTTTTAAGCTGTTTTAACTTCTTATGAATATCATCTATAATTTCAGTCCTATCACTTCGTAAGACTGTTATTCCTGTATAACTTCGTGGGATAGAACTTGTTACGAATGAATGAGCCGAACCATTTCCACCAAAGTCAACTCCAGTAGAAATAATACCACCACTACAACTAGGCACTAAAAAGTCTTTTTCTCGTTCTATTATTGGTGTGAATAAGAAACTTTCATTTGCTACTCTTTTTCCTAGAATATCTCGCTTGTACCAAATAGAAGTCTTGTCATAAGTGCTTAGCCTTTGTTTTAACTTTTCATCACTAATAGACAAATTATCAAATATATTAAACTCTTCATAATTAAAACCATAATCAGGGTTTTCTTTCTGCTGTTCTTCGTGAAAAGCCAAGTATTCAGTATAATACCAATGCTTGGGGCTTTTAGGGTTTAAATCATGAAATATTTTACGGTCATCACTTGATAAAGTTCTATCTTCAACTTCTTTTAAAAATGACGGGTCGCATTCATTTGCCTCAGTAACATAAGCCATTCCATAAGTATTACCTTTGATAGTCTTGTAAGAGTTAGCCTTGCCACCACCTGCAACAAGTAATATTTTTTCTTTACCATCTGCAGTAGTAACGTAAATAGCGTCTCTGTTCTTATATTTTCCCTCTCGACATCGTCCAGCAAAATAATTAAGTATCCCATATCCATCACAATCAATTATGTTAAGTCTTGCCGATGTACTATCTACCCCTGCAACTAAATGCAACTTGTTAGGGTGGTTTTCTAATGCTATGCAAAATGCTAGTCCGTTTGTAACGTTCTTACCACCACGTTTTCCACCGTGAGCAACATTAAACCAACTTGTTTGGCACTTTCTAATATAATTAGCTTGTTTTTCGCATAAGGGTGCTAATTGATTAAACATCTTCCTCACTCCTGTTTGGTTTAGGGTTGTTTAGTAAATTGGCAATGTTATTTATATTTTCATTTATTGATTTCATACCATCATCAGTATATTCGATTTTATCTTTTTGCCCTAAATATTGCTTGCCTAAAAATATAGCCATTGCTGTATTCTTTTCAGCAAGTTTCCATTGCATTCTTCTGAGTGATATTTGCCCTTTTCCTCTTTTTACCTTAAAAATTTCGTAAAATGTAGTTCCATAGGTTTTCTTACACCAGGAATTTAATGTCTTGTCATTTACATCAAAGAAATCACATATTTCTAATAAAGTACATTGAAGTCCACATAAATTTTCAAATTGTTTCTTGTCAATTCTATCTTGTGCTGGTGTATCTCCTTTTACCATAATATCACTTCCTTTAATTTAACTTCACTGCCTTTTCTCCTGTAAAGTTTTCCCATCTTTGTATTATTACATCTATATAATGTGGGTCTAGTTCCATCATATAACATTTTCTATTTAATTGTTCACAAGCAATAAGTGTTGAACCACTACCACCAAATAAATCTAATATACTATTTTTATCATCACTATATTTTTTTATAAACCAGTTACATAATTCTAATGGTTTTTGAGTTGGATGAAATCTTTTGTTTTGGTCTTGATTACTCATACCAAATATTCCAGCCCATTTTACTCTTGCTATTTCTCTTTTATGCCTATTTTTACTCCAACATAACTCAAAGCAAGAACCATACATTTTATCGCTAGAATAATCTTCTTCTATATCATCATTGCCATTTGCTCTTTTATCCCATACTATCCAACTACCATCATTTTTATTAGGTAATAATTCGGCAAAATAATCAGCACCCCATAAAAAAGTTTCTTTAATATCTAATTGCATAATTAAATCTATCATTTTAGGGTTAAAATCATCAACTATTCCTTGCTCGTATTTTTTTCCACCAATTCCACCTTTAAATATTTCACTTTTCATACTACTATAATCAGTATCTAAATTCATTCCATAAGGTGGGTCTGTAAATACCATATCAGCCTTAACACCATTCATTAACTTTTCAACGTCTTCTTCTTTTGTGCTATCTCCACACATTAACCTGTGATTTCCTAATTGGTATATATCACCTAATTTCGCTTTTGGTTCTTCAGGTGGTTCAATGTCAAAGTCATCTTCTACAATTTCTTGTTCTTCTTCAACTTGAAATATGTCATCTAATTCATCAACATTAAATCCTGTTAGTTCTAAATCAAAATCTAACTCTTTTAAATTTTCTAATTCTATTTTTAAAAGTTCTTCATCCCATCCAGCATTAAGAGCCATTTTATTGTCGGCAATTATATATGCTTTCTTTTGTGCTTCGGTAAGTCCTGATAGCACTATACAAGGCACTTCTTCCATTTTTAATTTCTTACTAGCCATTAATCGCCCGTGCCCTGCTATAATATTATCTTTTTCATCTATTAATAGTGGGTTAGTAAAACCAAACTCATTAATACTTGCGACAATTTGATTTACTTGTTCTTCACTATGAGTTCTTGAATTATTTATATATGGTATTAATTCATTTACTTTCTTATAAACTATTTCCATTTTAATCTTCCTTTTTAAATAAAGGCTTATCTTCTAAAATTTTTCCCTCAGCAACAAAACCTTTTGATAATAATTCTTCATATCTTGCACGGTCAAGAACTATTTCGTCATTTTTCTCATAAGACTTTCCAGCATTTTTGCTATCATTGAAGTTGTTGATAACTTTTGTTTTAACTTTATAATTTCGCATAAAAATTTCTCCTTTCAAGATTATATCTCTTTTAAATTATAACATATATTTGCAAAAAAGTAAAATGTAAGAAAAAAGAACTATTGGTGTGTTAATAGTTCTATAATTTTTGCTCCACATTCTGATTTTTTGGTAAAGATAAATTGGCAATTATAATCTTCTGTGTTGTGTTCTATTGTGTAAAGCATTTTTGCAAGAGTACTGCCTTTTGTTGCTTTAGGGGACTTTTTAAGTCGCCAGTTATACCAAGTGTATAAGTCATTTATGCAAGTTACTTGCTCATCTTCAATAAGAATAATAAGTTTAGCCCCACACTTTTTAGCAAGTTGGAGTTCTCGTTTAAATCTTTCATGGTCTTTGGTCAAATCTCCAATTAATTCTTGAATATCTTTTTTAGTATCTATGGCAATGCTAGGATTTTGTGGGTTTTGGTAATCACCAAATAATAATTTGCTTCTGACAACCTCAATACCCATTTTTTTAAAATATTCATTTTTAAGTTTGTGTTTCCCTACAACTTGTCTAGTATCTTCTATTAAAATCATTTAATCAACCTCATTTTCATTATTACTCACCTTTGCTTTCTAAATTATATTTAATTCTTTATAAACTTTTAATATTTTTGGAAATTGTATGGCAAACCAATCTACCATTTCTTCATTTTCAGCCCATGATAATGAATTAAAAGTATTTTCTCTTAACCCACTTTCATATAAAAAAGCGTGTAATATTTCATGTCTTAATACTTTGTTTTTAAAATCAATAAGATTTTTACAACTATTATCAGTTTCTTTTTCTATATCATCATGAATATATATCTCTTTTGTATGATAATCAGTAAATCCCCAATTTTCTTTTAATCTTATTTCTTCACTATCACTTTTAAAAATTATTTCGTAATTAGTTCCTAATATATTAACTTTTACAAATTTTTTTAATTCTCTTTCATTCATACTTATTCTCCTTTGCTTTTAAGAAAATCTATTATTTCATTTACTTTAATTGCAGTTTTTTTCAAACTATTATTATGTCTTGGAAAATTAGAAATATTTAATTTTTCAGGTATTTTCTTTTCTTCTTCTAGGATTTCTACTTCACTATTTAAAAAATTTTCAAGCCATTCATTAAATTTTGTATAACCATCACTAAACAGCCAATATTCTTTATCGTTTAATTCACACATATAATCATCACCTTGATACTCATATATGTAGTCCCCCATTTTAATTTTCTTTGGTGCTTTACCATCTTTAACTAATCCTAGTAATTCATATATTGTTATTTTCATTCTTAACATCTCCTTTTGCTTTTTGTAATATTTCTTCAATATCTTCAATGTCTCCATCAAATACAAATTTAGGTATTGCAAGTCCGTATATATGTGTTTCAGTTTCTCTTTTGTGATTTTCTATATATTTTTCAATTTCATCTAATGCTTGTTCTAAATTGTTTCGTTCTTCACATACTTGATTAAAAGTTTTTACTAACAATTGGTAAAAATTTAATTCTTCTTCATTATCTTTTAATAGATTTTCTATGTTATTATTTACTTCATTTACATATTTTTTATATTCTTTTAAATTCATTTTATTAAATCCTTTCTTAAACACTATTTTTAGCCCCATAGAGCGACTTTTTAATGCATTATAGTACAATTACACTCTGAACATACTTTTGCTCGTTACAGCGAGTTTTTGACTATATTTTAACTTTGTTAATCTTTTTCTAAATAAATACTCACTATCAAATTCTTCTTTCCAACTTTTATTTGTTGATTTATCGAATATGTTTATAAAATACATTATTTCACTTCCATTCTTTGCTTAGTCTTATCAAATATAACAGGAATTCTTACGTTTCTTTTACCACCACGACATTTTGGGATTAAGAAACCTATTTCTTTAACATCAGCATTATCTTCTTTGTTTTCGTCGTGTATAAGAATAATTGTATCTGCCGTTTGTTCTATCTCTCCACTGTCTTTTAAATCTTGCATTGTTGGAGTATCACTACCATTTCTATTTATTTGTGCTATTAAGAATATAGTACAATCATAATCTTTGGTAATGTTGTTTAACTCCCTTACTGCCTCGCCAATTCTTTCTCTATCATTTTGCCCTTGCTTTCCAACAATATATCCCGTGTAATCAATAAACACTATACAATGTTCATCACGTTGCTCTTTAATAATCTTATTTTTCATTGCGTGAACTGTCTTGCTACCATTAATAACCTCATATTTATAATTGTAAATCTTGTTAGCCACTTCCATGATTTGCTCATCTTGGTACTCTGTTTGTGGTTTATTAATATCGGCAATTGAAATATTTGCCTCAATTCCTAACATTCTTTCATAAACTTCTTCTTCAGTCATTTCCATATTGAAATAAATACATTTGTATTCTTTTGCTAAGTCGCAGAACAAATTAAGTGCTAATGCCGATTTACCTTCACTAGGTCTTGCTCCAATAACATTGACAGTTTTCTTTTTTATTCTCAACTTTTCATTTAAAGCCCAGAACCTTGGGAACTTGATTATCTTTTCTCTATTTCTAATCATTCTAATCATTTCTTCTGGAGTTACTTTGTTATTTTGCTTAATAACCATAACTTCGTTTGAAATTTTGTTAATGTTTTCTACAAGTTCATCAAGTTCAATTTGCTTGTTAGAATATTTTTTTATTTCTTGCTTAATTAAATCATCTTTGTGTTGGTCAATTAATTTTTGCTGGTATTCATAAAACATCGCTGGTGTTGGTAATAAATTTAATTTATCAAGATAATATTCTATAAATTGGTTTTTTTCATAATCAGTTTTTAATTCACTAACTATCAATGTCATATCTAATTTCTTATATTTTTTGTAAACTTCTTTTAAAAGCAATATAACTCTTTTGTTGTATGTATTTTTGAAACAATCTAAATCAATAAACAATTCCTCTATCAAACTATCTTTCAAAAACAAACAACATATTAAGTTACTTTCAATTTCATAATCATATTGTTTCATAGACTATCTCCTTTTTGCTTTTTTTGTCATTATTATTTAATTCATAAAAATCTTTCCATTCGCCATTTATTGCTTGGCTAATTATCTCAATTTTATCTTCATCAGTTTTGCCATATTCATTTAATTTTTTAACAAGCCTATTAATAATAGTTTCAGATATATTATATTTATTATCTTCTCTTAATTTAATATATTCTTTAAATAAACTATATATATTATTAATATTATTTTTATTATTTATATTAATTTTATTTAAAGAATTAATAATAAAATCAGAAACAGATACAGATACAGATGTATGCATAGGGTATTGATACCCTATTGATACCCTATATTTTTCTATCAATTTTGATATTTTTTCTTTAAAGGTATCACTTTTTATATATTGAGATAATTTCTCAACATTTTTCAACAATTTATCACTTTTAGTCCAGTTATATTTATACCATTTTTTTATAAAAATTTCATTTGTTTCAAAATCAAATTCAATAACTTTGTGTTCATTTTCCATTCTACTAATCAATTTTTCAATAGTATCTCTATTATATCCTGTTTCATTTATCATTTGTTTAAAAGATATTTGATAACATCCTAATAAATTAGTATGAGGATTAGTTAATAAATATAAATAAAAATATTTATCTTCAGGAGTAAAATCATCAACAATTTTTATATCTTCCCAAAAAGATAAAGATACATTTCTATAAATTGCCATATTATTCCTCCTTTTTATCTTTTATATTAACTACATTATAATACATTTTTATTCTCCTTTCTTAATTGGTATTAATTTTATGCAATCTTTATATATTTCCATATAAAACTTATTGCCCCATTTATCAATTATTTGTTGTGGTATTCTTATTTTATTTGTTGTTGTTTCTGCATTTTTTTGCAATCTTATAATTGGTTGTTCCATTTTTGCACCTCCTATCTTTAATGTAATTAAAGTATAGCACCTATTTTATACTATGTCAACACCTAAAAATACAAAAAAAAGAACTTTTTTAAGTTCTTTAATTTTATCAAAATGGAAGTTCCTCATCTGATATTTCAACAACGTTTCCAAAGTCGCTAAATGGTTCGTTTGAACTATTTTTGCTTTTAATATATTCCTCGTAATCTACGTAAGAATTATCAAGTTTTTTAACTTTAGGAATTTTAATATTATCAACTTTATCAATACTTCTAAATTCTCTTAATTTATTGACAGTTTTTAGCTCTCCTGCCTGATTTTGATATTCGTCCATTCCAAATACTAATCCTATTTTTTTGCTTTTTAATTGTTCCCAATCTTTGCCCCAGTCAAATTGGCAACCATTAGAATTTTCATAAGCTGTAATAAATGCTTTAAGCATTTTAACTTGATTTTCTTCTTCTCCTAAAGGAATGTATTTAATTGCTGAATTGCTCCATTTTCTATCAATTCTAGTGTCATTTTTATATTGCTCTGTAAAATATTCTGGTTGTTTATCATCTTTAGCAGTATCTACACTAACCTTTAAAGAAGTCTTGCCACTTTGTGGGCTAGTGTATTCTTCTGCTTTCATTATGATTCCTTTGTGTCCTCCTAATTCAATCGGAGTAAATTCAAAATCTCTTACTTCTACATTATCATAATTGCTTGGCTTTTTAATCATTATTTATTTTCCTCATCTTTCTTTTCTTCTTTATTTATTTCATAATATTGCCAGTGATACCCACCAGCAGTTTTTCTTCCAATACTCGCACCTCCTTTTGCCATTTATTTAAGCAAAAAGGACTTATATAAGCACTGGCATTTATGTCGAGTAAGCACCAATGCTTATATAAATCCTCTTTACTTACTCGACAATATAATTATATCATATTTTTAATATTCTTTCAATACTTTAATAACTTCATATAAATCATTATCAATATATTGTTCATCATCATAACTTCCCATAGGTGTTCTTGCTGTGCTGTTTGGAGATTTAGTTTCAAAAACATATTTTCCATCATTATTTTTAGCAATTAAAACTGTATCAAAGTATTTTTCAAGACCAATTTTATTTAATTTTTTACCATTTGTTAATAATCTTGTAAATCCCTCATCATCAGTTTGCGTATGCCCTATAAAGATAACTGTTATATCATCTCTTAAATCTGGAACAATATTTACCAAATTGAATATACAACTTGCCAAATCAATCCATTTATCAAAGTTTTTGTCTTTGCTTCTTCTCATTTCATCAGCAATCATTATTGAATTGATAGTATCAATAACTATATAGTGAATATCTTCTCTTTTTTCACTAATTCCTTGCATACATTTTGCAATTAATTCTCCATCATTTGTTTTAAAATAATTTTTGTTTTCTTCATTAAAATCATTTTTCCAGCCCTTATAATTAAGCCCCTTTTTATCACAATCTATGTAATATAATTCATTTTTGGGTATATTTCTAAGTGATACTGTTTTACCACTTGCTGGTTCACCCATAACCAAAATCATTTTAGCCATTTTATTAGCCCTCCTTAATTCTAATATTTTTTTAACTTCTTCCATTAAATATGGTGTTTCAATAAGCTCATAATTTTCAATATTTTCACTCATATAAACAATCATTGTTTTATAAATTTTAATGTTTGTATATTTTTCAATAAGATATTTATAAATGCTTAATTGTAAATAATAATGGTTCAAACTATCATCTTTTATGTTTTGCAATGGAATAAGCATTTTTTTAGTGTATCTTCGATTTTTTTCATCATCATTGTATCCTTTGAGAATACTATTTGTTTTATAATCTATCAGCCAAACATTGCCATTTTTGTCTAAAAACAAATGGTCTACTGCCGAACAGATATTATACTCTTCACTTCCAACAAGTTGCTCATCTTGAATATGAGTAAATTTGTCTTTAAAATCTTTCCAAAAATTCATTGCTTGGCTTTGGATTTTATTTACTGCAGTTAAATATTCAATACTGCCATCAAATAATAATTCATTATATTCTTCGCCACTCCAGATACTTTGTGCATATTCGTGGCAAGTACTACCTTTCTCACAAGCAAATTTATTTTTATATTCCCATTCTTCAAGAACTTCACTAACACTTTTATTATCTCTTAATGCTACTTTTTCAGCAATTGCTTGTTGGTCAAATGGATTGCTATATTTTTCAATTAATCTCGTAACACTAATTCCAACTCTTTTACCATTACATTCATAATGATGGTCTTCTTCAAAAAATGTAAACTTATTAAACACCTTTAACTTTTGCTTAACTTCTTCAAGTGTCATCTTATTTGTTCCTTTCAATCAAAAGCATTCTAATATAAGCATTTAACGAAAGACCTCTTGATTCTGCTTCACATTTAAGTTCTTGTTTTAGCATTTCATCAATTTTAATATGTATCATTTTCTACCTCCTTACACTTAAAATTATAACATATTTTATATATATTTTCAATACATTTTTAATACTTTTTTTGTATTTCTTTTATATATCTTTTTGCTATTGGAGTTTCATTTTCATATCTATTATTTAATTCTTTTATTAATTCTTTTTTATATTCTTCCAATTTTCTTATTTCTTTTATAATATTCCATGTACTATTTGTTTTCATTTTTCCTCCTACAATATACCTTTACTTTCCATTTATAACCATCATTTGTATAAATATTATAATTATATCCGCTAGGTTCTTCTTCGTATTTTATGTGATTTATTTGTGGGCTTGTATGACATATCATATCATACTCTTTAGATTCTAATATATATTTTTTAATTTTTATTAAATCATCTATTTCTCTTGAATACATATCTAGATTTCACTTTCTACGTTATAACCACAAATATATTCTCTATATTCCCACATTTCTTCATTTTCTTGATTTAATTTATTTGCTTTTATAGTTATACTTTTTATTTCTTTTTTTAATTTTATATTTTCGTTTACAGTAATAATTGTTCCTGCAATTATCATTATGTTTGCTATTATTATTATTGCAATTATATTTCTCATAAAATATCACCTTTTATAATATCTTCTAATGTAGAATCTTCAAATTTTCCATTTAATCTTTCTTCTAAATTTCTCAGTCTTTTTGTTTCATAAACATATCTTTCCTCATTAATTTTTCCGATATTCATCAGATGAATGTATTTGCTTTTTTCATTTTCAACCATTCTTATTAAATCTGTTTTTTCATAAGGTTTAAGTTTAATTATTATCATATAGTATATTCTCCCTCTTTTATATATTCTTCTAATATTTTTGAAATTTCTCTGTCTTTTTTATCATTTCTTATGTATAAAAATTTTGATAAAATCTTGTAGGGTATTTGTCTTAGCCCCTTTTCATAATTTCTATACGCTCTTAATGTAATTCCTAAAACTTCAGCCATTTGTGCTTGAGTTAAATTATTTTTTAACCTGTATTCTTTTAATTTACTCATATTGCTCCTCTTTTGGAATTGGCTTATAATTTTCCATAATATCTAGTGTTAAGTCTTCTTTTTCTTCTTTTAATTTTTTTACTTCAAATTCTAAATCTTCAATTTTAGTTATTATTTCGTCCCAAGTATATATATCTTTTTCGCTAAAACTTTCCAGTAAATATCCTTTCATATTAATTTCCATCTTTTTCACCTCTTAATTTATTGTTTATTTTCCTTAGTTTTTTATTTTTATCTTGTAAAGCCTTTATTTTTGCAGAATTATCAGCCTCCTTAATTAATTTTTTATACAAATCACTTTTGATTAACTCTTTTAAATCTTCCAATTCTTTTTCCAATGTATTTATTTTCTTTCTTTGCTTAATAATTAATTTTAACATTTTATTTCCTCTCTATCTTATATATTAATAATGTATCTATCATCATATAAATTATAATTATTAATGAGTTAAATCTATAATCATTAACAGTTTTAACGTTTCTCAATAAATTTGCTATAATAATTAACATCATTATATTTAATAATATTAATATTAAATATTTAACCCATTTCCTTAATTTCATTTTTTTCATTTTATCTCCTCCTTACAATATAAATATAACCCATTTTGGGTCACTTGTCAAGAAAAAAATAAAAGAAATTACCTGAAAATGAAAACATAAAAGAAATAGGAGTAGGTAATTCCTTTATTCACTAGGGGTGACTAGTGTCATATTAATTATAACATAATTGTTATTAAAATACAAATTGGAGGTGTCTGTAGTTGTGCCAATATCATTTAATAAAAATACAATATAACTCACAGCTAATGCTAATAAACCAATCAACACTAATATTATAATAAATTGTCTTTTATTTTTTTTATGGTCTTCTTTTAACAATTCCATAGCAAAAGAATGTTCTTGAATCTCTTCTACTTCCTTTTTCATTTCTAACACTTCCTCTTTAAGCCCCATGCTATTCTCCTTTATGGTAAATTGCTATATGATTTTTCAATGCAACTTCAATTCTTTCGTCTATTTCTCTATCGTAAGAATCTAATTTTTTATCAATCTTTTCAAGTTTTTGCAGAATTTGTTTAATTTGCATATCTAGTTGTCCTTGGCGATAACTTGTATCTCCAGAATCTTTGGCAGACTTATCTTTCCTATTTAATGCAAAACTACACACTGATATTACAGAACCAAGTATTGATAGTGCTAATGCTATTGTTAATTCCATATTTTTTTTCCTTTCTAGTTATTGCTAACTTCATACAATGGACCACAATCTACTCTAAACTCTACACCATCAGCCTCGAGTATTGCTACACCATTTTTTGTGTATTTAGTAGGCAATTCTACTCTCTTTACTGTAAAGACATTATCACATTTCCAGTATCCGCCTTTTCTCATAACACCGTTATAATTAGTACCAGAACCATCTGAATTACAAGTTGCTAAAGGTCCACAAGGTATATAATCATTTGAACCTACTGGTGAACCATAACAGGTTGCAAAACTACCGATTGCACCGTTTCTGTATTTGCTATTTGGTAAAATTACAGAGTCAATTCTAAACACACCATTAAATTTCACTTTAGAACCTGCAGTTAACACTTGGTCTGCTCCTGATGGTGATGGACTTCCACCTAATTTTTCTTGAACTTTATTAACAAATGTGTTCCAGTCATAAGGATTTCCTCTACGGATATCATAAGGACAGTCTTTACCTGTCCAATGATTATGTTGAAATAAATGGTCGTTTGCAGTATTTATTCCGTGTGCTTTTAAAATCATAGCACATAGTTCTACTGCGTTGTCAGTTGCTTTTCTAATATCTCCATCGGCATTGTCGCAAATTTCTATATTGATGGTTTTACGGTTTCCGTTACCATTTCCACCATCTCCTGCACACCAAGCTGTTTCATTTTCTGGTATACAACGTACTGCTCTATCTTTATCAACAACATAATGCCAAGATACATATTTATCTTTGCCAGAACCTCTTAAATAATTTGCATGGGCTATAGCATTTGCTCCGTTACTCCAATTTGATGTATTATGCACGGTAATTCCCATAAAACCAAGCAATGGTATTCCAGGTCTACAATTATGACCTGCTGGGGCTAGCATTTCAATTATTTCCATTATTTATCTTCTCCTTTTCCATCTTCTAAAATTCCACCTTTTCCCTCTTCTAGTGAAGTGATGTCAATTTCATCTTTTGGTAAATCTTCGATTTCTACTATTGTAGCCATATTATTTCATCTCCTTTACAACTTTATTACCTAGTAAATATGTAGATATTACTGCAATTACAACTGATATTGTGTTTGTAACTTTGTCAGCATTAACATTCCAAATTGGAGCAATTCCAATGATTAATGCGTTGACAATTGTAAGTATATTAAGCAAGTATTTTGATATGGTTTTTACTTTTTTACTCATATTCTTGCCTCCTTTTTATTATAATATCATATTTTTATAAATTAGTAAAATTAAGATTCTGTTATTTTCGTATATTCAAAAGTTATTGAGCAAATTTTACTATTGTATGAAGCATCCCTATGAGCCTCTCTAATTCTATGTGTTTCTGTTCCGACAGAAAAATATGGTACATCACTATTATTTGGAATTATCCACAATTCATCCTCTCTAGGCTTTGCATAACCATAATATTTAATACATGTATCTATATTTTCCATACCAGGAACTGCAGTCCATGTATTAATTGAACTACATGCCGTGAACTCTACAGTTTTTCTATATAAGCCTTTGTTTAAATATATACCTATTTTCTGTTCCTCGGCTGTATATTTGCTTAGTAATCCATCATTAACTGCTCTTACACTTGGAGCATTTGTTGTACTATTTCCATCTAAACTGTCTATTACTTCTGCTTGAATTGAAGTACTAGCACTAGCTTTGATAATATAATTCAATACTATATATGGTTGTAAATTGTTATGCTCTTTACTTCCACCTGTTGGTAATGTTGCAAGTGGACTGGTTGTAGAAGTATTACCTAACGCAACAGTACCTCCAGTGTTGGCACCTGCTCCAGATGTATTATATGTTAAATTGTGTGTATGACTAGGTAGTTCATCAATTGTCAATGTATGTGTCTTTTCTCCACCTGTTTTTCCTAAAGTATTAAAATATGTGTCTGCAGGAGCTAAACCAACCCCAACCTTACCTCTCATATCAGGCAAATTGAAAGTAGTTGAGCCATCTCCTTCCCCATAAGCTGTTCCTATTGCTTTAAATAAATCACTGTAAGTTGTTCTACTCACTGCTGAACCATCACATAATAACCATCCTTCAGGAGCATTTGAACCTCCAAATAATTTTATAACACCAACTTTGTCTGACTCTCCACCACCTGTTTTGGCAGCTTTTTCTATTCCTTCTTCCATGTGATTTAATCTATCTGCTGTTATTGGTGTAGTAGTATCAGGATAATCCTTCCATAATTGTTTTTCATAAGTATATGCCATTTTTAATTTCCTCCTTTATTAATAATGTTTTGAATGTATTGGTCTATTGGTATACTTCCTATTTGTAACAAACCTCCAGCACTTTCATCATATTTTCCCATAATTCCAACACCATTTTTTGCTAGTGCAATAGTAGGAATACCAGAATTTAATACTAAATTTAATACCGAACTACTTAATGTATCGGATATTGTTATTTCTATGTTATAAGTACTATCCAAATCCCATTCATCTGGATTTTCATTATTACTTTTCAATTTTCCACTAAATGAAAATTTATTTTTATCAACAGTAACTGTTATATTACTAGTTCCTGTTACCCATGTGTTGTCTGTTGTCTTTTTAAACCGATATGTTATATTTTCTAAATGATTAGTAATTGCTCCAAAATCACCATTCCAAAATGTTCCATCAAATGAAACTGTACATTTTTTTCCAACCCCATTACTATCTCTTGTTGCTGTTGCATTAACTGAATTAACATTAACTGGTGTATAATCTATGACTTTTTTAGCCAATTTTGTAACTAGTGTTGAATTGTTCCTTGAATCAGTAGCATATAAATTATATGTTCCTGATGTTGCACTATTTATCGTTCCAGAAACATCTTTTGTATCACTATATAAAATATCAGTTGTAGACGTTCCTATGGATAATCTATATTTATTCATAGTAGCACTTTTCTTTGCAATTGCTTTATTTTCAACAGGAATTGTGACTTTTATATTTGAATAGCCATTAATATTTACTTGATTATCACCAGTCAATGCTATTGTTTTTGGATTTATATCTTCAAAATCAAATGTACTAAAAGTGGGGTTAGCATTGACAATTGTCATTTTTTTATCTTGCCAACTCCAATAGTTTTCAGTTGTTCCCCCTATACAAGTAGCAATAACTTCTCTAACAGTCATTGTATTAGAATTAGGTGTTTTGCTTCGTAATAAATTTCTTTCACTATCGGTTAAATTAAATGTGTAACTACCAGTATTAGGAATATTATCACGTCTAATATTTGTTCCACCAAATTCTAATCTTGCATTTATCCTAAATCCACCTGGATTGCTAAATGTTATTCTAGGATTCTGTTCATCAGTAAAATCTGTTGCTCCAGTTACATTTGCTTGTCTTGGAATGCTTGGTAAACTAAATCCTCCACTTGCTGTACCACTTACAAATGTAGTACTTAAACTTCCTGATATTGTGCCACTATAATTACCTTGATTGTCATGTCCGATGTTAACATCTTGTGTGACTACTGTGTAACTACCTCTATTATATCGTGTAGCTAATCCGGCAGACGCTCCCCAAACACTAGCAGTACCTCTACTCCATGAAACATAAGTTCCTGTAACATTTAAAATACCATAGAACCTAACAGTAGAATAATTTCCTGCTGTATTTTGTCCTAATAAGTCATATCCAACTTGATAATTACAACCACTTAAATAGACTGTGCCTACTATTGTTGCCATATTTTACCTCCTATAATCTCGTTAGCCATGTTTGGTCACCTACGTTTTGCCATAATACTTGAACTATTGTGGCTTCATCTGTTACCTCTATCTGCTTATTTTTCATACCTTTGTCAGTGAATTCCGATAGAATTTCATTGTTTTTATTCAATGTTCTAATACCATCTGAATTTGCTTTAAATGTGGTATCTGTATTGCTACTCGTTATTGTAATACCTTTTGAAATATTAACAGTATCTGTTGTAGTCTCATTTTGATTTTGAGAATAAGCAAGTTTTACAGAACCAGCATTTACCATTAAATCATATATAATTGTAGAATTGTTTACATTTGTATAAAATCTGACAAAAATGTATCCGTCTGTTACTTCTAAAGGTTGTGTTATATAATTACCATCGGAATCTTGTTCACCAGTTCTAAACTCTGTATCTTCTAAATTAGTTAAGTCATATTCAACATTATTTATTATGACTTTCGTAGTAGCAGATTCTATTAACTTCTTATATTTAAAACTTACAGTATAATTTCCATTTGGAACTTGTTGTTTTTGTTCAAAATAACCATTCTGTAATAACAAAGATGTTAGATTTGCTGCTTTATCATAATATTCTTTTAATACTAAACCATCCCAAAATTCATAAGCACGTTGACCATTTGTAAATGTTTGATTACTAGGATATAAATCACTTTTAGGATATATATAGTATGAAGTACTAGAATCCTCAAACCATAAGCCAGTGTTTCTAAAAATATTGTTTCCCCCTGCTTCACTGAACGTATTTGTTATACCTTCACCACTAGTTTGAATTAATCGGTTAGTTTGTGTTTTGTCATAATAATTTTGTTGCAGATTATCTTGAATTGATGTTGTTTGCTGAGTCAATGAAGTTATTTGGTTCGTGTTTTTATCTACAATTATTTCAGTTCTTTTTATCAAATCAATATCTTTAGTAGGATAAACATAATTTACCGTTGCACTTGTTTCGCTTGGTGCTTCTAAAGTTATTTCATCAAAATTATGATTATATCTTAAAACTATGGATTTTACTAATTCTCCTGCTTTATTTTTAAATTTAATAACATCTCCACAAGTTAAATATGGTTTGAAACTTGCTTTTGAAACAAAGGCAGAATATCCAAAGCCTTTTACTTTGTCAAATATTGCATTTATAAGTTCAACTCTTTTTGCTTGAGTATACGCAAAAGGGTTATCGTTAATTATTAACCAGTGTTCGCCATATTTCTTTATCAAATCTTCATCTTGTATATCAACATTTTCCCCCTCAATTTGGCTTAAACCAAGCCTTAAACAGGTTATAGGTTGTGTGTCCCTTTTATCTTTTAACTCTGTATATTCTTCAACAATTTCATTAATAACTGAATATTCAATCTCCATATTAGGTTGTAGTTCATCAGTTGTAGTAATATTGTTAGTTCCCTCTAATAGTTTAAGAGGCGTCATTTTGCCTAAACTAATAGTTTGAGGTTCATCTGATATATAATATACAGTAGCACCTGTTGATAATTCTCCAGTAGTTGATATATAATTAGTTGTAATTGTTTCTCCATTGTAACTACTTATTTTATCTATTTTTTGATTTATAGTAGCTTGTCCATTTTGAATTGTAAGAATATCTTTTGTATCTCCTATTGAAGATAGTTCGTAGTATCCAGTTATATTTCCATCACTATCATACTTATTCATATCAATTAATGTAGATTGTTCTTTGTATGGTTCGTATTCTGTTGCAGTTGAGCCTTTTTCTAACATTGGTTTTATTAAGACATTATTTACACTTAAACCACTATTTACCGCTAATATAAAAGATAAAGCCATATCTTCATTTATTGTAAATGTTGTTTTGTCGCGACTTGCCCAAATAGATGCCACAACTTGTTTATTATTATAATAATTAGCAATCGTTGCTCTAACATTTGATTTGGCCCCCAAAGAAGCAGTATAAGTTCCTGCTTTTAACTTAATAGGTTCATTCGAATTATTTGTTGTCATATTAAAATATGCTGTTGCCGTTGCGGTTCCATTTACGTTTATTGTTCCATCTCCGTTATCCTTATAAGTAATTCCACTTCTCGTTACCGTTGTATCTTTATATGGATATTTGTTTAAATTCTTCCCAGTATTCTTAACTTTTAACCAAGAACCATATGGGACAATTTTATGTGCTGTCGAACCTTCTTCTATTTGAAAATCAACTGTTACATCTTCAAATATAATTCCGCCTGAATTACAGTAAATTTGAAAATATAAATTTGTTTCTTCTGTTAAAGTAAATGTGTTATTAAATGCAAAAGAATTTGTTATATAAGTTATTCTGGTTTGTTTATCATCTCGCAAATAAATTGCGAACGAATAACCGTCTGGTATTGTGAAAGAACCACTTATTAACTTTGAACTTAAAGTATAAGTTCCTTTTTTAAATGTTCCAATTTTTCTATAACCATCATAGCTAATACTATCATTTTTTTGAAAGATATTTCCTGATTTAGTTGTTGTTCCATTTAATGTTAATTCACTATTCTTATAATCAACAGTTACACCAATTCCTGATAAAGTATTATTTCCTAATGTAAAATAATTCCTAATACCTTTTACTGTTTTAATTTCACTTGGATAGTCTGGATTAGGACTTGGTTGTCTTCCAGTATAAGATTCGTATTCTAATTTATCAGTTCCAAATTGTAACATTGGTTTAGTTATTACCAATGTAGATGCTTTAGGGGTCGCTGAATTGTTAGGTAAAATTCTAAAATTAACTGTTGATATATTGCTAACATCTTCAGGAATAGTATAAGGAGCTGAAGTTCCATCATTCCTTACTAAACCAAAATATGATACATTACTTCCAGTATAAATTTGCAAATTAACACTAGAATCTGTTGCTTGAGATACATCATATTTATCAAAGGTAAAAGATAAAGTCTTACCTGGATTCGCTTTTATTAAATCAGTAATTATCCATGTGAAACTCCTGTATGGTCCATTTGCAATACATGTTGTTGTTAATACATCATTTTCAAATGTTAAAGTCATAGTAGCAGATGAACTAGAATCATATTTGCTAAAATCTAATAATTGATTTCCTTTTGTTGTTTTTTGTTTGCTTTTACCGTCGATTGTTATATCGATAGGATTATTATTAATATCATTTTCTAAAGTTATAATATTACCACTCTTAATATTGCTATCGTATTCACTAAAAATAGGATAAATCTTATCATCATTCATCACTTTAATAAATGAACCAGAACTTAAACCAATTCCAATAAATACATCTCTTATAGTTGCACCAGTTCCTGTGAATTGGTCGTCAGTAACTATGAAATCACTATTAGTAAATTCTGTAACACCACTTTCTAAACCACTTAATTCGCAACATTCATTCCAAACATCTAATAAAGTTATATTTCCACTACTATAGTCTAAATTAGATTTGTATTCAATTTGAGTTTTTAGCCCGTAGTCCATAGCCACAACTTTAGTAACTTCTTCTGAGTCACTATTATTTATTTCAGTAGTGATGAAAGTACCAATTTTGATACTTTCACCATTTATTCTTTTGTAATATTCAAATTCTTTATTTCTATATGAAATATCATTGCTTGCCTCGAACTTTAATTCTTTTAATATAAAAGTTCCAACAAAATTACCATTATCATAACAATCATCATTCAATTCTGCTTTTATAGGGATAGTTTTCCCACCTATAACAATATATTCGCTTAATGTCAATTCAATATCATTACAAGCATTTTTTATTGTGTTAGTTAAACCTTTTAGCACAATTAATCACCAGCCCTTAAAAGAGTAATAGAAAAATCTTCAATTGTTGCGTCATTGTCAATTGCTGTTTCAACAATAATTTCAGGTATTTCATCTATGATAAATTTACATTCTTTGTATTTTTTATCATTCAATGAATAATACATATAAGTTCCGTTTGTAAGTTCACCCAAATATTTGTTAGTAGTTTCTAAATCGAAAGTTCCAAGGTTAATTGTAATTTGGCAATCTGTATATTCTGAAACAATTTGCTTTCTATTTCCGTTAACAAATTTTTGAGTTATCCTATCTTTGTCTTCTTTTATATTATACCCACTTATTAAAATTTTGTCAAAATCAAAGTATGTTCCGTCATCATGCTTTTTCTTTAATAAAATCATCTTACACCTCCACGTTGCAAGTTTTTACGTGCTGTAATTTTTTGTTGATTATTGTAAACAACTTCGCCATCTAGTTCTAGTACATTGTTTATATTTCCAGTAAACGAACTATTTGCATTTAATATTTGTGTAACACTTCCACTAGTTCCACTAAATGACATTTTTCCAAAATCAGTATATACTGCATTTTGCATTTTTGTAGTTATTTCATCGCTTAATTCATCTAAAGATTTTAATGCACTATCCGTATTTGCCTCAATTCCTACTGCTATACCTTTTGGAATCCATTGCCCTACTTGGTCTCTCATTACTCTTGATGGAGATTTTATACCTAATGCTTTTTTAATACCACTAGTAATACCTTTAGCAAAATCTTTAATCTTTCCAATTAACCAATCTTTAGCGTTATTTATACCATTCCAAATTCCTTTTACTATATTTTTACCTATATCTAACATTTTCCCAGGTAGTTCTTTCATAAAATTAACAAATGTATTTATAAACTTTGGTATTTCAGTTCTTGCAGTATTTACTAAATTATTTGCCATTTCTACAACTTTGCTTGGAATTTGTTTAAGTTGTTCCCATATTTTACCTGGTAATTCTTTAAACCAGTTTATTATTCCACTTATTATTTTAGGTAATTCTGTTGTTACCCAATTCCATAAATTTATTCCAAGTTTAATTATATGTCCTATTACTAATCCAATAGCATAACCTATTTTTTCTGGTAAAGAATTAAACCAATCTATTATAGCATTTATAACATTACTGATGATTTCTTTTATTTTATCAAAATTATCAAAAATAACTTTGACAATTCCTGCTAAAGGGCTTATTAAGAATAATAATGCTGTTTGCCAATTTTCTTTAATCCATTCAACAATTGTTGAAAAAACATTTTTTATTCCTTCCCATAATCCTATCCAAAAATTTCTAAAAGCTTCACATTTATTCCATAAAAGAACAAATGCTGCCACTAAACCTGCAATTGCAGCAACTATAAGTCCAATTGGATTGGCTGTCATCACTGCGTTTAAAAGTGCTTGTGCTTTAGCCATACCAGCTTGTGCTAATTCTGCTAGTGTCATTTTTCCTGTTAGCAAGGCAACAATTCCTTCTGTTGCTTTTAATGTTCCATTCATTAAACCTTCTGCAATTGTTGTTTCTCCAGCTTGCATACTAAATAATTTTAAAGCAAGTTTTGCTTCTTGAAAACCTTTAACCATTTTTTGAATTGATGAGCCGATTTTCCAACCAACAATAACAGCTCCTATTGTTATTAAAGGTGGTATGATATCTTTTATAAATTTTATAGCTTTTGGTAAATATTGACCAATTTTTTTTAATGCTTTTTCTCCTATTTCTCCAATTTTACTAATTACACCACTTAAACCTCCAAATTTTGAAAGTCCATCATCAACTTTTTGAATTAAATCAGCTACACCTCTAGAAATAGCTGTTTTCATATTTGTAATGGAAGTATTTATTCCTCCTGTTGCGTTTTTTGCTTGTTCTTCAAAAGAAGTAAAACCATTAACTCCTTCTTTATTCATTTCAACTATTTTATCTATAAATTCATCCATAGATATAGTTCCAGTTCTTAATCCTTCTCCTAAAGCATCACTTGTAGTACCCATAGCATCTGCAACTTGTTTTAATTGTGCAGGCATTGCAGTTTGAAGTGTTCTCCATTCAACCATATCTGGTTTACCTTTGGCATAGGCTTGTGATAATTGTTCCAAAGCACTTGCTTGTATGTCGGCACTAGCTCCACCAGCTAAAATTGCATTATTTACCGCTAAAAATATATCTGTTGATTTTTCTATATCACCATTTGCACTTGTAAATCTTTGAACTGCCAATGCAGCATCGTCTAATTTTGTTGGAATACCTTTTAATTTCTCACTTAATTTATTAATTGATTTTGTTGCATCTTCACTTCCAATTCCTAAATTTGACATAACTTTAGGGAAATTTTTTAAAGTATCAATTCTTGATATTGCACTATCTACGCTTGAAGATATAACCTGAAATGCTTTAGAAATTATTTTTGTAATTCCTAGCCCAGCAACTATGTTTTTAACAGTTGTTCCTCCAGTTTTTGCTTTGTTAGTTATATCATTAACACCTTTTTGAAATCCTTTAGTATCTAATTTTGTATCATAAGTAAGTGAGCCTGCTACTCCCATTTAATCACCTCTTTCTTATTTTAAAGATTCGTATATTTTATCTCTCCTTATTTGGTCTTGAATTTCTTTCTCGTTTGGTGGCAATTTATGATATTCTTGTAAATCTAATATATCCTTATCTTTACCATTGTAAGCCCTATAACCTTTTATTTTGCTAAATTCAAAATTATCAGGTATAGTCAACCATAATGCTCTAAATTTCCACCAATGAATGTGGTCTTTTGTCAAATCATAGCCTAATTGTTTAAATGTTCCCCAAATGTACAAATCATCATAAGAATATCTAAAAATTTCTTTTTTGCTATTATTTTGCTGTTTTTTTGACGTTTTTATTTCTTTTTTTCCACATTGATAAAACCAAATAAACTTTTCAACTGCTTCATAAAGCATATTGTTAGCCATAATATAAGAAAAAGCAGGGTAGAAACTTGTCAAAGCATTATTAACTGCCTTTCTCGTATCTATTCCCTGCGTCATTTCCTCTTCAAAAGTTATAAATATACGAAAGTCTGTATTAATAATAAATTTCTCATTTTTTATTGTAACTGAACGAGGTAATTTACTATACATTCCTCTCAACATTTTTAATATCCTCTATGTCTATTTCCTCTATAATTATTATTTCTTCTTTGGTTTCTATTTTTATAATTATTAACTCTATCAAATTTATTTTGAATATTATCCATAGTGCTTGTAACTGGGCTAATTCTACTATCTACATAATCAGTAATTATTGCTAAGAATATTGCTAATTCTACTCCTGAGTCCATTTCTTCATATCCGTTTTCTTTTCTAACTTTATTTAGCTTATCACAAGCACCTTGTCCTAATATTTTTTCTAATATTTCATCTAAATTACTATCTTCATTTATTTCTTTAGTATCAATTTTTTCTAACTCTTTTGTATTAATTTCAAACTCTATTCCATATATACATTCTTTAATCTTCTTATCAGTATCTTTAAAATCTATATTTCTCATTAAATTACCTCATTCACTTTCTTACTTATAATTAAACATTAGGTGTAAATTTTTTTGTACTTGTATTGAAAGTACCATACACAAAGTCCCCACCTTTTAAAGAACCTGTGATTTGTTTTTGTTCTCCAGCAGCACCATTACATTCAGTAATTGAAACTGTTTGAGTTATTTTTCTTGCTTTATAAGTGTTTGCTTCTGATTCATTTTCCCATAAATTTACTATATAATGGTCAATATTCAAATCGTTTCCAGTTTTTCTTTCATAAAATTTTTCATAAAAGTTTTCAAAAACTTTATCTCCTTTTACCATATCCATTGTTATTGGAAATTCATTTGAATAACCAGTTGTTTTAGTTATCTTTGATTTTTGATGAATATATTGTTTTTCTTGTTCAGTAGGGTTACTGCTTTCAGTCATTTCAGTAATAACTCCACCTAATTCAATATCAGGTGTTTCACTTGTACCAACATCAAAATAATGGGCTTCATCATATACCATAATATCTTGCATAATTAATTCTCCTTTCTAATATTAAAGTATAATTGTAAGTAATATATGCTAATTGAGCCATCTTCACTTTGTTCATAATTCAAAGCATTGGCACAACTAACTTCTATTACTTTTTTATTATCTTCTAAAATAGGAAATTCTCTTTTAGAATTTTTTTTAGCCAACCAATCACTCAAGCCATCAAGCCAATCATAATTAGTTAGTTTTTGTTCATCTATTTCACTCTCACTTTTTAATAAAAGCATATATTGATATTGTCTATACCAACCTTTATCGGTAATATACTTCATACCTAAATTTTCAAAGCCTGTTCTTTGTAATGCTAAATTTTTAACTGTTTCACTAACACCTTCAATATGTATATCTTCTGTTCGAGCTATTTCATTAATTGGCTCATATTCTTTTAGCCATTGATTTATTATGTAATCTTGACTTTTTTCTATCATCCGTTCAACCTCCTAGAATATGCTTCTAATTGCTTCAAAATTGTATCTTTCTTATCGGCTTTCATTCTTTCAAATGGATATGTTCCTCTTTTGCCAACACGTTTTTTTATACGCTTAGAATATGCTTGATATTCTGCATAAGGCACGTTTATATGTACTAAACCACTACCAGCATCACTTGTAAGTCTTATTGACTTTTCTTGTGTACCAGTTTTATAAGAAACGTATTCTTGTAAATACATTATTACTTTATTATCTAAAAATACTTGTTCTTTGTTAAGATTGTTATTAAATTTGTTAACATAACTTTTATTGTATTCTATATAAGCAGTACCATTTCCACCTTGAGAAACATATATTTTTCCTTGTGGAAATTCAACTTTTAAAACATCGTTTGCCATTATCTAGCACCTATTTTAATATGATTTAATTCTAGTAAGTCATTATCTTTAAAATCAAATATATCTATCGAACTAACCTCATATACATAATCTTTTCCGTACTTTTCTCTTAACTCAGTAAGTGGGGCTTTTATAATATCATCTAAAACCTTTTTAGACACTATTATATCGCCTTTTTGACATTTCCAAGTATTATTATACCCTTTTGTGTCAAATACCCTTATAAGGGCGTTATCTGTGGCTTGTACACCTGTTTTATTTCTATTCAAATAAGATGTATTTCTAACACTTGCAATTTTAGGATATCTAACATATTGAGTGCCCTCTTTATGATAAATTGTTATATCTTGTAATAAATCATCCATTATAGATACCTTATCAAACTTAAAGGAAGTTCGCCTAATATACTTTTTTTATCTTTGTTTATTTGAGTTTCACTCTTTATATTAGAACCTTTGCTAATACTAACACCATCTATTGAAATATTGTTAGCGCCAAAGTTATATTTGCCACTATTTCCACCACTATTATTAAGAAAATCACAAAGTTCACAAGCAACATATTTTAGTTGCCATTGTTCTCTTTCAGTTAATCTTTCAATGTTAGTTTCAGTTAAATCTTTATTCACATTTTTGTCAATTTCTCGACTTGCTTTTATTATTAAAGAATTAAAGAGGTCAATAGACAAACTGCCTTTATATTCCTTTGAATAAAAATCATAATCGGCGTAATTTATCATATTAAACCTCTCCTTTTATTTTATTTTTCTTTAGTTTCAGTTTTCTTTGGTTTTACTTCTTCAACTAATTCAAATTTGTCAGGATAACCTAATAATTTTTCAATTCTTTCTTTATCCTTAACTTCAATTATTTTATTATTGCTTAAATCTTTTATCTTAGCCATAATAACCTCCTATTATTCAGCAGTTTTAGGACTAATCTTAATTCCTCTTAGAACTCCTGCTTTGTTAGTGTTCTTTAATGCAACACCAGCAATAAGTTCTACTTCTCCATCTTTTACTGCTCCTGGTTTAGTTAAATCAGGCATATATGAATTAATTACTTTTGAACCAGTTGGACTTACTCCGTGGAAACCATCTAATCCAATTGTTACTGCATAAATATCAGTTTTTCCTTCTGCACTTGAAGTTGCTGCAGTTTTAGGGATAATATCAACAGTGTTAGTACCATTGTAATATTTACCCATATCATACATAGGAATATCATTGTAAGCCTCAACAACTCGTCCAAAATCATCTTTACTTCTTGAATAATAACCAGCTCTACGAGCAGCACTTCTCATTTTTGAAAGCATTTTATTATTCATTAATAACATACTAGGTTTACCATCTAATGCAGATAAGAAACCATCTACTTCATCTAATAATGCATTATAATTAGAATTCATTAATGCTTCTGTTGATACATCAACTGTTGATGTAATTTCAGTTTCAGTACCAGTTAATAATTTATCAAGCCCATCAAATGTATTTAATACACCTGTTCCAGAGTTTGATTTATTACCATTAATAACTAAATTATTAAAGTAATTTGCTGTTGCTTTTACTTTTTGTTCAGTTTGGAATGCTAATTCATCAACTGCTCCTGCTGTACCAATAAGTACACGGTCAATTTGGAATTTACCACCCATTACAACTGCCTTTGTAGTTTTTTCTTCTCTTTTTGCTTCCCCTGCAGTATATTCACTATTTATTTGTCTTACTGCTGCAGTAGAAGGTGTTTTTAATTGGATATAACCATAAGTTAATGTAGAACCACCAGTTCCTGGAGAAATTGCATTATCAAATACTAATTTATCTAGTAATAATGAACTTCTTCTAAATGTATCAACTACTTTTTGGTCTACCTTATCAGCCATACCAACTTTTGCTTCTGCTAAAGTTATCATTTAATTATCTCTCCTTTGTCTTTTTATTTTTTATATTTCCAAATAAAGCCATGAGCCGTTTTTCTTTGACCTAAACATGCTTTGGAAATACATGATTTGTCGCAAAAATTTAAAATTTGACAAGCAAATTGTGCAGATTTATATTCAGCAATAAAATTGCCATTTAAATCATATTGTAAAACTGCCATACTTTTTAAATTAGAAATATTCTTTTTAGTTTCTTCAGTATGATGTCTACCTAAAAATGTCTTTTTATTTCTTAATTTTTGCTTAGTTTCTTCTGATAATGGAGTATTTTTACCACCTTTTCTTATGTTATAACCAAATTGTTTATTAGTAGAATTAAATTTTTTTATATAATATTCCTCATAAAAATTCGCTTCTTCTAATGTTAAATTCGATTTTAAAATAATATGTTCAAAGTTATTCCAACCATACTTTTGTATAGCCTTCCACATTATTTCACATGTTTCATAACCTTTTCCATTTCTTTTCCATCTATAAGAAGGCTTTTGACATGTTTGTCCTATATATATTTTACCATTTATCTTGTTTCGGTGCATATATATTGTATACATGATATTTTTCTCCTATTTACCATATTTTTCTCTTAAAGCACCTGCTAAATCTTGTGCTTCATTTTCAGGGGCTTTATTTTGATGGTCGCCACCTAAATTGAAACCATTTTGTTGTTGATTTTCTTGCTCAAATAAATAATCGTGAGTAGTTTTAATACTCTTTAATTGTTCATCTAAACCACCAACAATATAATTGCCATCTTTTTCTTCATAAGTTAGTTTTTCACTATCTAGAAGTTTTTCTAGCAATTTAATATCTTTTGCTTTAGAGTTTGCTAATGCTTTATCTAATGCAATAGACTTCTTGAAAGTTTCCACTTCCTTACTTCCCTCGGCTTTTCCTAAATCATATTGCTCTTGCTTGATAGCCTCGACATCGACTTCTTCTAATTCCTTTATCTTGTTGTTTAAATTATCAACAACACCATCTTTAACTTTTAAATCGTTTTTCAGTGTGGCTACCTCAGTTTTATGGCTTTCAATTAGTTCGCCATTTTTTGCCATTAAAGTATCAACTATTTCTTTTCTTTTTGCTTCATCTTCAACAACATTAAGTAATTCTTCTAAAAACTTTCTATTCATTTTCTTTCCTCCATACGATTTTATACGAGTTTTTCATCTCTTTGAATTTTAGAAAAGTTTCACTTTTACGATGTGATAATCAACGGTATATTATCTACCTGAATAGATTATATCATATTTATTAAAAAAAATCAAATATATAAAATTAAGTAATAATATAATAATATAAATTATAATATAAATAATTAATAATTAATAATAATAAAATAATAATAAATAATATATATACAGATACAGATGTATACCTACGGTATAGATAGGGTATAGATAGGGTATCTATTTTTACTCTTTTTTTATCAAATAAGTCACAAAAAAAACAACCATTTAAGGTTGCTTCTGCATTTGAAAAAATGCAACAAATCAGTTCATGTATCTTTAATAGATACTGTCTAATGATATAAAGGTTTATGTTATATGCCTATAACACTTTGTGGTGTCCTCCAAGAGAATTGTAAGTATAGAAACCACACTACTAACTTACTTTATTACCTTTTGCCCCTAGACTTTTATATATCACTAGACACTACCTACTAGAGATAGTATTAACAGGTTTTGATTTGTCGGTTTTAATTCTAGACAACTGAGTTCTCTCTATCTTCTCTCCTAGAATAATTCTTTCTCTTGTGAAAAATAAATTGAGCAAAGTGCCTTATAGACACCATATCAAGTAAATATGTTGGAACAGCCTAACTTATAGCAACAAGGTAATCATAGACCTGTCTAGTGTTCTATTTTTATATATTTACTCAATATGCTACCTACAAGATAGCACGCAAGGAAATTGTAAAACACTTTTTCCACTGCATTAATTATATCACATTAATTTATTTTTTGCAATTTATTTATTGTATCCTTGCTTCCAAGTCAATTCATAATCAACATCAATTCCATTGCTTTTTGAAAATTGCCTATATTTCATTTGTGCGTTCCTTAATTCTTGTTTTGACTTTTTTAATTCCTCGCTTGTGGCGTTGCTTCTTTTATCACTTTTTTCTAAAATAGACACTTGCTCTTTTTTATCACGAACTTGCCTTGCATAATAAGTTTGTTTTTGTCTTATTTCATAATTCTTGTCATATTGTGCATTTGTTAAATGCCCATTATCTCTGACTTTGTCTTTTTTATTTTCAAATTCAGGACGCCAGTCATAATTAACTATATGATAGCAATTAGGTTCTTCCGTAAGATACTCATATTCTTTGAACTTATCTAAACTCATTACAACTCCATCTATAACTCTATGAGTTGGTCGGCAATATGGAGTATGCCCTATAACAACACAATTAGCCCCTATTTCATCGCCAACTTGCTTAGCAATATCATTAGCCGTTTGAGTTAAACTTGTCATTAGATTGCGTTTAACTGCCGTTTCAAGTGATACGTTCCTACCCGCCTTGTCTTTTAGAGTTATTCCTTTTTCAGCAAGTGCGTTTATAGTACTTTTCATTGCACTAGAATAATCAAAAGAACCACTTGCAACTTTGGTGTATAAATCATCTAAAGCATTAATATAAGTTGTCTTGCTAGAAAATGCTATTGATTTAGTCATATTTTTTAAATCTTTGTCGGTTCTTCTATAAATACTATCAACTAGTGTTTGCACTTCTCGGCTTATTTCATAATCTAGTCCTTTAGCCTCGTAAGTCTCTTTATAGCCTTTCATTTGCTCATTTTGTAATTCTTCAAATAATTGTAGCAATTGTTTCTTTCGTTCCCTAGAAAGCCCATTTACCTTATTCAAAGCCTCATTAAATACCTCTTTGCCACCTTGCCTAGCAAGAAATCTCATTTGTGCTTTAGTAAACGAAGATATATCCTCATTTTGTTGTAATTTCTTAATTATTGATGATGTTAAGTCCTGATTTAACTTACTAAACATATCAATTATTTTATTCTTTTCAAATTCACTCATTCTTTGTGGTGTTATCATTTAATCACCTACCTTATACTCCATAGCTTCAAATTGTTCTTTTGTTACTATTGATTTAATAAGTCCGTTTGCTATTGATTTTAATATTGGAATTTTAGTATCTGACATTGTAACCCATTCATCATCAATATCTTTTACTTCTACTCCATTAACATAATCTCCTACTTCTATTAAGTCTACTGGATTAAATGATGGCTTACCTATTAACCAATCTTCTGTCCATCTTCTACATTTTTCTTCATCATTATCTAAAGCTATGTATGTTTCATTATCAATTCCAGCATTATATTCAATTTTAGTAATTTTTCCTATTTTACTTGGGAAACCTTTAAATGATTTAGTTCTTACATAATATCCTACTTTCATATTTACTTATTCCTCCTTTAATTCTTGTAATTTTCCCATAATATCTGTGAAATCATCTAATTGACATTGTTCATAAATATCTCTATCTTGAATTCCATTTAACATATATAAATATGG